GATGCCCCGACGCCCCAAGATCGACACCTTGCCGCCCGAGCTCAAAGCGCAGCTCGAGCGGCTGCTGGTGGATCGCAGCCATGCGGGCTATCTGGCCCTGTCGGCGTGGCTGGGGGAGCGCGGCTACTCGATCAGCCATGCCGCCGTGCACCGCTACGACCAGCGGCTGCAAACGGTGATGGCCCGCATTCGCGCCAGCACCGAGGCGGCGCGGCTGATCGCCCAAGCCTCACCCGACGAGAGCGACGAGCACAGCGCCGCCGTGCTGCGCATGGTGCAGTCGAACCTGTTTGAAGCCATGACGCGCGTGACCGAGGCCGACGACGCCGACCCGGCCGACCAGGTCAAGCTGCTGAGCGCGGCGGCGCGCGCGATTGCCGACGCCAGCCGCGCCAGCATCGGGCAAAAACGCTGGGCCGATGAGGTGCGCGACCGGCTCGACAGCGTGGAGCGTGTCGCAGCCAAAGCGGGCAAACAGCTCGACGCCGCCACGCTGCACGCCATCCGCGAGGGCCTGTACGGTGGCTAATGCGCCCGTGCTCTACGCCTACCAGCGGCGCTACCTGAGCGACCGCGCGCGCTTCAAGGCCGGGATGTGGAGCCGCCAGACCGGCAAGACCTTCACCACCACGCTCGAGGCGGTGCTCGATGTGCTCGAGGCCGAATCGGAGGGGCGCGTGAGCCGCTGGACGATTTTGTCGGTGTCGCAAGCGCGGGCGCTCGATGCCATGGACAACGGCGTCAAGCTGCACCTGCGCGCCATCGGCGCCGCCTTTGAGGCGCTGGATGTGCCGCTGGACGTGGACAACCTCGCGCACGTGGTGCGCGTGGGCAGCCGGGGCAGCTACATCCGGGCGGTGGCGGCCAAGGCCTCGACCGCGCGCGGCATGAGCGACAACTTGATACTGGATGAGTTCGCCCACCACCAAGACAACCGGGCGATCTGGACGGCGCTGCTGCCAGTGGTGTCGCGGCCCGACCTGAAGCTGCGCGTGATCAGCACGCCCAACGGACGGGGCGACAAGTTCTACGAGGTGATGACCGAGCCCGACGGGCTTTTTTCACGCCACGTGGTGAGCATTTACGACGCGGTGGCCGACGGCCTGCCGCGCAACATCACAGAGCTCAAGCGCGCCATGGGCGACCCGACCGCTTGGGCGCAGGAGTTTGAGTGCCAGTTTGTGGATGGCGCCACCAGTTGGCTGCCCTACGAGCTGATCGACGGCTGCGAAGACGCTGGCGCGCCCGGCGTGTACCAAGGCGGCTCGGTGTATGTGGGCATGGACTTTGCTGCGCGCGGCGACCTGACGGTGATCGCCGTGCTCGAGCTGCTGGGCGACGTGCTGTGGCTGCGCGAGCTGCTCGAGCTGCGCGCCGTGAGCTTTGCCGAGCAGCTGGCGACGCTCGATCGGGTGCTGCGCGACTACCGCGTGGTGCGCGCCGCGCTCGACCAGACCGGCTTGGGCGAGATGCCGGTGCAAGAGGCGCAGCGCCGCCACGGCAGCTACCGCATCGAGGGCGTGCTGTTTACCGCCGCGCGCAAGCTCGACATGGCCACGGCCCTAAAAGAGCGCATGGAAGACAAGCGCTTGCGCCTGCCGGTGGGCCACGCGCCCCTGCGCCAAGACTTGCACAGCGTGCAGCGGGTGGCCGGCGCCACGGGCGCGCCGCGCTTGGTGGCCGAGCGCCAAGACGGCAGCCACGCCGACCGCTTTTGGGCGCTGGCGCTGGCCACGGCGGCGGCGCACACGCCGCGCGTGCCGATCGAATACCGCAGCGCCGGCCGGCGCGATTCGTTTGCTGCGCCTGCGGCAGCGGGCAACTGGGGAGGTTTCCATGGCGACTAACGCGGCCGACAAGCGCGAGATTGCAGCCAGCCGCGACGGGCGCGACGTGGCGCGGGGCTGGCTGAGCGGGCTGATCACGGCCCCGGTGGACGACACCGTGCTGCTGATGCGCGGCGGTGGCGACTACCGGCTCTACGACGAGGTGCTGCGCGACGATACCGTGCGCGCCGCCGTCAACCAACGCGTGCACGGCGTGATCGCCCGGCCGTGGCAGGTGCAGCCCGGCGGCAAGCGCGCCATCGACAAGGCGGCGGCGGCGTTTTTGCAGGCCGAGCTCGAGGCCTTGCAGTGGGACGCGGTGACGGCGCAGATGCTGTCTGGCCTGTTTTATGGCTTTGCGGTGGCCGAGATCATGTGGCGCACCGACGGCGCTCGGGTGGGCATTGCCGACATCCGGGTGCGCAACCGGCGCCGCTTTGGCTTTGACGGTGAGGCGCGCCTGCGCCTAAAAACCCGCGCCAACGCGCAGCCCGGCGAGCTGCTGCCCGAGCGCAAGTTTTGGGTGGCGCGCTTTGGCGCCGACCATTTCGATGCGCCCTACGGCCTAGGGCTGGCGCACTACCTGTACTGGCCGGTGTGGATGAAGCGCAACGCCATGCGCTTTTGGGCCGTGTACCTCGAAAAGTTTGGCACGCCTACGGTGCTGGGGCGCTACCCGGCGGGCACCGACGCCACCGAGCAGAGCAAGCTGCTCGATGCCCTGCAAGCCGTGCAGCGCGATGCAGCGGTGATCTTGCCCGAGGGCATGGTGGCCGAGCTGCTGGAGGCCACGCGCACCGGCGCCGCAGACCATGCCGGCTTTGTGGCGGCGATGGACAAGGCCATACTCAAGGTCACGCTGGGCCAGACCGCCACCGTAGAAGGCACGGCGGGCAAGCTGGGGGCCGAGAGCGAGCGCGGCCAGGTCAAAGATGCGATTCTGCGCGCCGACTCGGACATCTTGTCGGCCGCCTTTTGCGGCAGTGTGGCCACGTGGCTGACCGAGTGGAACTTCCCCGGCGCGGTGGTGCCGCAGGTGTGGCGCCTTTTTGACGACGAAGACTTGGACCGGCGCATCGTGCGCGACAAGGCGCTGTGGGAAATGGGCTTTGTGCCCAGCCTCAAGTACGTGACCGACACCTACGGCGGCGAGTGGCAAGAAAAGCCCGCGCCCGCGCCCGCTGCTGTGGGCCAGCCGGGCACCGCTGCGGCGGCCAGCCACGCCGAAGACGAGCACGAAGACCAGACCCCGGTGCAGGCGCACACCGCGCAGCTGTTTGACCAAGCCGCGCCCGCTTGGGGTGCAGTGTTTGACCGCGTGCGCGATCTGGTGGACGAGGCCGACAGCCTCGAGGCGCTGCGCGAGGCGCTGCTGACCGCCTACGGCGACCTGCCCACAGCCGAGCTGACCGAGATCATGGCCATGGCCTTTGCCGCCGCCGAGCTGGCGGGGCGGCTGGATGTAAGCGACGAGGCGGCCCGTGGACGAGGTTGACCGCGCCAACGACCTGGTCGAAACCATGGCCCAAGCGGCCGTGGCCGCCATCAGCACGGCGGCGCAGACCCGCCGCACCAAGCCCACCGGCTTGTGCCTGTGGTGTGGCCACATCGTGGCCGCCCACGCGCGCTGGTGCGACGCCGAATGCCGCGACGAGTGGGAGTACGCGCATGAGCGAAACCCGCGGCCCTGAGCTGGCGCTGGCGCTCAAGCGCCCCTTTGCCGAGCAGGTGGCGTTTTTTCGGGGCAAGCTGGGCAACCTGGTGCCCACGGCCAAGTGGGACGAGCTGTGGAAGGCGCAGCACGACCGCGCCTTTATGGTGGCCGGTGCCGCCAAGGCCGATTTGCTGGCCGATCTGGCCGGGGCGGTGGACAAGGCCATAGCCGAGGGCGAGACGCTGGAGCAGTTTCGCAAGCGCTTTAGGCAGATCGTGACCGACCGCGGCTGGCACGGCTGGACGGGCGAAGGCACCAAGGCGGGCGAAGCCTGGCGCACGCGCGTGATCTACGAGACCAACCTGATCACCAGCTACAGCGCCGGGCGGCTCGAGCAGCTGCGCGCGGGCGGCTACCGCTACTGGATGTACAAGCACTCGGACTCGCGCAACCCACGGCCGCACCACCGCGCCCTCGATGGCGTGGTGCTCCCGGCCGACGATCCGTTTTGGCAGTCGCACTACCCGCCCAACGGCTGGGGCTGCCGCTGCCGCGCGGTGGGCGTGGACGGCCCGCGCAGCGCGCAACGGCTGGGCGGCGACTTCAACAAGCCGCTGCCCCGAGGCTGGAACACCATCGACCCCAAAACCGGCGAGCCGGTGGGCATCGACAAAGGCTGGGGCTATATGCCGGGTGGGACGGCCACTAGCACGGTGAGCGCGCTGGCGAGCAAGCTCAACCAGTTGCCGCCAGCGCCCTCTGTGGCAGTGATTCAAGACTGGCTAAAGGCCGACGCCTTTGCCCGCTGGTACGCCAAGCCGCAAGGCAGCTGGCCACTGGTGCGCCTGCCAGCCGATGACCTAGAAAGAATGGGTGCCAAAGCCGGGGTGAGCGTGGGCATGCTTTCAGCCGAGACGGCGGGCAAGCAGCTGCGCGAGCACCCCGAGCTGCTGCCAGCAGAATACGCTGCGGCCCAAGGCGTGGTGGATGCGGCCACCAACAAGGCACTGGACGGCAATAGCATGATCTACGTCCGCGAGATGCCAGAGGGCGGCTACGCGCTGGTGGTGAAGGTCACGCAGTCGGGCAGGGGCCTGTGGGTGACGAGCTTGCGGCGGCTTTCGCGCGATGAGGCGGCAAAAGATTCCGAGGTGCGCCGCCTGCTGCGCAAGGAAAATAGGTGAGGAAGCGCCGGATCATCCTCGTGGGGCTGGCTTGGTGGACTCCCCTCCCCACCACGAGGGCCTTGCGGCCCCGGCGGGTAAATGTCCCCGCCAACCTTCGGTGTCCGGCGCACCTTCAGCATCTGCCGGGAGATTTTGCCGCCAGCCCTTGGGTTCAATGTAGCACAAAAAAGGCCGCAGCATGATTAAACTCGAGCTCCAAGACCAAGCGCTCCAGCAGGCACTTGCTGGCGTGGCGGCGCGCTTGGGCAACATGGCGCCGGCGCTTGATCGCGTGGGGCAGCGGCTGGTGGAGGGCACGCGCTCGGGCATCGAGGCTGGGCGCGACTGGGCCGGGCGACCGTTTGCGCCCAATAGCCCAACCACGCTCTTGCGCAAGCGCGGCACCAAACCCTTGATCGACTCGGGCACGTTCAAGAGCGTGCGCCTATCGCACCAAGTGCAAGGCAGCAGCTCGGTGCTGGTGCAGGCGGGTGGGGTGCAGGCGGCGGTGCTACAGTTTGGTGCCAAGCGCGGCCAGTTTGGCAAGACCAAGCGCAACGCGCCCATCCCGTGGGGCGACATACCGGCGCGGCCCTACTTCCCGGACGACGCCGCCGCCCAAGGCCCGGCGCTGGCCACAGTGACCGAGTACCTGCGCGACGTGCTGGCCGATCTGAGCTAGGGCCGCTCAACGCATAAAGGCCTTTAATTCAAAGGCTTGCGGGCAGGCTGCATGATCGAGCCATGCAAGTGCCCAAGCCCTCAAATCCAGTCGCTCCGCTGCATGCCTCTGCTGGGCTTTCGCAGCCGGTGCCGCCGGCGCAAAACCCGGTGGCCCGGCTGCATATTTTTCGGGCTGGGCGGCATACATCGGGCAACGGCATCACGCGCACCTACAGCGCCGCCGAGCTGGCGGCCTGCGCCGCCGCCTACGACCCAGCGCGCTTTGCTGCGCCGCTGGTGGTGGGGCACCCCAGCGACAACAGCCCGGCCTACGGCTGGGTTAAGCGCCTAGAGGTGGTGGGCGACGATCTGTTTGCCGAAGTCGATGCCGTCGATCCGCTGCTGCAAGACGCGATCCGCGTGGGCATGTACCGCAAGGTGTCCGCATCCCTGTATCTACCCGAGTCGTCTGCCAACCCGGTGCCCGGCGTGCTCTATCTGCGCCACGTGGGGCTGCTGGGCGGCGCTGCGCCGGCCGTCAAGGGCCTAGCGCCGGTGACGCTGGCCGAGGTGGATGGCGTGGCCGACTACACCGAGGCCATTGATTTTTGTCGCAACCAATCCGAGCAAGGAGTCCCCTCAATGTCTGATCAAAACACCGAGCTGGCCGAAACCAAGGCCAAGCTCTTGGCGCTGGAGGCGGCCAATGCCGCCCTCAAAGCATCGGCCG